CGTTGTCGTTCGCGTACTGGTGCGACCATTGGGCGCAGGTGTACGACGCGTCGAGTCGGGGCTGGCTGCCGTTCCGGCTGTGGCCGGCCCAGATCGGCGTCGCAGAGACCTTGCAGAGCAAACACCTCGTCGTGATGCTCAAGGCGCGGCAGCTGGGCATGAGCTGGCTGACCGTGGCCTATGGGCTGTGGCTGATGTTGTTCCGGCCCGCGGCGACGGTGCTGTTGTTCTCCAAGCGGGACACCGAAGCGGTGCACCTGCTCTCTTTCCGGCTCCGCGGCATCTACGGGAGGCTGCCAACGTGGATGCAGGCGGCTGCGGTGGTGGTGGAAAACGCCCACGAGTTCCGACTGTCGAACGGATCAGCGGCTCTGGCGTTTCCCACCACCGGCGGACGGTCGTACACCGCGACCCTGGCGGTCGTCGACGAGGCGGACTACTGTGACCTGGAGCCACTCCTTGATGCCGTCAAGCCGACGGTGGACGCGGGCGGCAGCCTGGTCCTGCTCTCCACCGTGGACAAGAGCAGCCCGGGCAGCGCGTTCAAGCGCATCTACCAGGCCGCCCGGGACGGCGGCAACGCGTATGCGCCCGTGTTCCTGCCCTGGACCAGCCGGCCGGACCGCTCCTACGACTGGTACGACCGGGTGCGGCAGGACATCCTGGCCCGCTCCGGCAACCTGGACTCGCTGTATGCCGAATATCCCGCCTCGGACGTCGAGGCGCTGGCCGCGCTGTCTGGTGACGCTCGCTTTGCTGCTGAGTGGTGCAGCCGGGCTGCTGACACTGCGGCTCCTGCACTGGCTGGGGGGCCGGCCCTGATGGGACTGCACGTGTGGGAGCTGCCGCAGGAGGGCCGCATGTACGTGATCGGCGCGGACCCCGCGCAGGGCAACCCGCAGAGCGACGAGAGCGCGGCCTGCGTGCTGGATGCACTGTCGGGCGACCAGGTGGCGGCCTGGGCCGGCCGGGTGGAGCCGGCCCTGTTTGCGAGCGGCCTGCAGCGCCTGGCCGAGTGGTACGGCGCGGGCCTGCTCGTCGAGCGCAACAACCACGGGCACGCGGTGCTGCTGGCCCTGCGCGACGCGGGCGCGGCCGGCGTGCTGCGCGGCCTGGACGGCCAGCCGGGCTGGCTCACCTCCGCGCGCGGCAAGGTGTTGGTGGTGGACGCGGGCGCGGACCTGCTGCGGGACGGTGCGCCCAAGGTCCGCGATGCGGAGACGCTGCGCCAGCTGATGGCCTTTTCCGGCTCGACGCTGGCTGCGCCGGGGGGCGACCACGACGACCGGTGCATGGCCTGGTGCCTGGCCGTCGCGGCCGCGCGCTACTGCGGGGGCGGCGCAGTGGGCGAGCCCGCGATCCTGCCCCCGCGCGACGCGATCAGCGAGCGGGAGACCGGCGGATGGTGACGGCGGCGGAAGGAATAAGAAAGGCGGCGGCCGAGCCGCCGCAAGAAGAAGGAAGATCGCATAGCGGTCTCCCTTGGACCATCCTCCTCCTCCGTGGGGAGGGACGGCGGTGAACTGGCTGCAGCGGATGCTCGTGCGGCTGGCGCGCGTGACGCCGGTGCTGCCGGGGCAGGCGGACGATGGCCTGCTGCGGCTGGGCATGGCCGGCACGGAACTGGACAAGCGCTGGGACGTGCTGCTGCAGGAATTCAGCGATGCGCGCGACGCCTGGCGGCGCAATCCGCTCGCGCGGAGGCTGATCAGCCTGGTGTCGTCGTTCGTGGTCGGCGACGGCATCACGCTGACGTCCGACGACGAGGCGCTGGCCGGGTTCCTGGCCGCGTTCTGGGCGCACGAGCAGAACCACATGGACCTGCGGCAGTACGAGCTGTGCGAGGAGCTGGCCCGCTCGGGCGAGCTCTTCATCACGCTCCACATGAACCCGGTCGACGGCATGTCCTACGTACGCGCGCTGCCCGCTTCGAGCGTGGACCGGGTCGAGTTCGCACCGGGCGACTACGAGACCGAGACCGGCTATCACGAGGCCGTCGGCCCGGAGGACCCGGATTACCCCGAGGGCCGCACCTGGCGCGCGGCCGGCCAGGCCGAGGCCGATACGCCGTCCGCAGACGGACGGTATGCTGCGGTGTGCCTGCACTATGCGGTGAACCGGCCGGTCGGCTGCGTGCGCGGGGAGAGCGATCTCGCGCCGGTGCTGCCCTGGCTGCGGCGCTACTCGCGGTGGCTGGAGGACCGCGTGCGGCTGGCCGCAGCCGTGCACGCGTTCGTGTGGCTGGTCCGGGTGCCGGGCGCGCTGCTCGCCAAGCGCAAGGCGGAGCTCGGCTATGCGCCCGAGCCCGGCTCCCTGCTGGTGGTGGACCGGGACAACGAGGAGTGGCAAGCCGTGGCGCCGTCGCTGCATGCGAACGACGCGGCCGCAGATGGCCGCGCGATCCGCTGGATGATCGTCGCGGGCGGACCGGGCGTGGGCCTCGTCGACCTGGGCGAGGGCGAAGCCGCGAACCTGGCGACGGCCCGGGCCATGGGCGAGCAGCGCTCCCGGTTCATGCGCGCCCGGCAGCAGTACTTCGCCTATGTCCTGGCCACGCTCGCGCTGACGGCCTACAACCGGGCGGTGCGGCTGGGCAAGATCGCGGGCGAGACCCGCACCCTGGACGACATCCGGGTGGGCGTGCCGGACATCTCGCCGACCGACAATGCCGAGCTGGGCGCGAGCGCGGCGAGCGTGGCGAATGCCCTGGCCAGCGTGGCCGGCCACGGGGTGGGCGGCGAGCGCTGGCGCCGGCTGGTGGTGCGCACGGTCATGAAGTTCATCGGCGAGAACGTGGACGAGGATGAGCTCGGCAGCATCCTGCAGGAGAGCCAGGCGGAAGGAAGAAGGAAAAAGGAAGAAGGAAGATCAATGGACGGGGATTCCGGTGGAGCCCGGCCCTCGGCGCGGGACGCGGGCGGCCGGGCCGGTCAGTCGTAGGAGGTGACGCGATGTGGGCTTTGATCCTGGCTGCGGTGGCGATCCTGGTGCTGGTGTGGAGCGCATTGCGGTCGGCCTCCGATGCCGACGATCTCCTCGGTGACGAGGGGGAAGAGGTGCACGGTGGGACAGGCTGACGGCTATGTCTGCGAGGGGCGCTGTCCGGTGTGCGGGCGTCGCGTGCGGCTGACCTGGCAGCGGACGGGAGAGGCCGATGCGTGCCCCTGCGGCCTGGAGGCGGTGCTGGTGGTCGAGACGCAGGACACGCTGAAGTGGTACTGGCGCGATCCGTTCGATCTGCCGGCCAGCTCGGGTAGCTTGCCGGCGCCGCGGGCTGCCCGTCCGGAGCCGGCAACGCCGGCCGGTCCCGTGCAGCTGCGGCTGGTATAGGGGGTGCGATGGGTCCCTGGAAGTCTGCGACGTACACGCTGTCGGTGGGTGAGGATGTGGCGCCCGTTGCGTCGGCTCCGGTGGTGCTGTATTCGGTGGTGGCGGCCAATGCATCGTTGACCGATCCCGGGGTCGTGACGATCTACAACGGGTCGGGCACGGTTGCCGTTATGAACCTGGCGATGCCAGTCGGGGGGACAGTGGTCTGGAGCGGGTGCCTGGCGATGCCGAAGGGCCTGCAGGTGTATGTGGAGACCGGCTCGGCCTATGTAACGGTGATGTACGTGTAAGCGGAAGGAGAAAAGAGGAAGGGAGATGGTGGAGGAGCAGGATCGGGTGCGCGTGGAGTTGGCGGGCGAGCTTGAGCCAGGCCCTCTGGCTTCGGAGCCGGGACCTCGGGGGCGGGTGTATCGGGCCGTGCTGATCCGCCCGGGCGAGTGGGCAGGTAAGGGGATCCGGTGTTCTGCCGAGGTCCTGGAGCGATCGGCGCCGCTGTTCAATGGGCTGGCGTCGTTCCTCAATCCTCCGCCTCCCCAGCTGGGCGAGCACGGGTATCCCGGGCTCGAGAGGCTGTTGGGGGTGACCGAGAACGCGCGGTGGGACGAGGAGAGCCAGGCTGTGGTAGCTGACTACCGGCTCGCTGACACTGACACCGCGCGTTGGTTCCAGCGTCTCGTCGATGGCTGGCTGCGGGAGAGGGCTGACGGCCGGCCGGTGCCGGCGGTGGGTCTGAGTGCCGTGCCCTGGGTCATGTTGGGGCCGAAGGGCGAGGATGGGCTGCGGGAGGTTGTCGACATCGTGAACGTCGACCAGGTGGATGCGGTGTACAAGCCGGCAGCCGGCGGGGAGTTTGTGCAGGTCCTGGCGGCTCAAGAGACGGCGGTGGTAGGCCCGCAGAGCATTCCGGAGGAAAGGGAGCAACAGACGATGGATGAGCAAGGGGGAGATTCCATGAGTGAACGATTGGGAGAGGCGGCAGTTGCACGGCCGCCGGCCGCGGGAGCGGCCCTGGCAGAGGCGGGCGGACACGCAGGGCGATCGGGGGCGGAGGCGCAGGTCGCCGCCCCAACAGGATCGCCCGTTCGCCCCGCACCGGCTGTTGAGCCGGACGCGGCCGCGCCTGGCGGCGCGGGAGCAGCGGGGGAGGCGGCGGCTTCGCGGCCGGTGGCCGCGCTGGCTGAGAGCGCGGCAGCGGGCGTGTTGGGCGCGCTGCGCGACACGCTCCTGGACGGCCGCCTGGCGCTGTCGGGACTGCCCGAACGCTGGCAGCGGGTGATCCGCAGCGGGCTGCCCGAGACGTGGACGACCGCTGAGCTGGATGCGGCGATCGCGCGGATCAAGGCCGCGTGCGCCGAAGAGGAGAGCACCCGCACGGTGCAGGGCGTGCGGCCCCAGGTCAGCGGCATGCTGGACGGCACGGATCGCGTGACCGAGGCGCTGACCGCGCTCCTGGAGGGCCGCTCCCCGCGACAGGGCGTTCGGCCGCTGTCGGGAATCCGGGAGGCCTACCTGCTGCTGTCCGGCGATTACGAGATGACGGGCCTGTTCCATGCCGATCGGGTCCAACTGGCGAACGTATCGAGCACGACGATGGCCAACGTGGTGGCCAACGTCCTCAACAAGGTCGTG